CCCGCACGGAGATCGCCGCCAATCGACTCGGTTCGTTGGCGATCGAGGGGGTGTTCGAATTCACCAAGCCAACCGGAACCGGCCTGACCGTCGGGCAGAAGGTGTACTGGGACGCGACGAACTTGCGGGTCGCGGGGGACTCCGCGGTTGGCCGCCTGGTGGGCCGGGTGGTCAAGGAGGCCGCTGCGACCGACACGACAGTGCGGGTGCTCCTGGAGGTGCAGGCCTCGGCCGACCTGTTGTACTCCGCCGAGGCGGCCAGTGCTGTGATCACCAACACGATCACGGAGACCTCCTTCGACAAGTCGGTCACGCTTCCCGCCAACACCCTGCAGTTGGGGGACGTGTTGCGGATCCGGGCCCAGGGAATCTGTCCCAGCACGAACTCGACCGACACCTTGAACATCAAGCTCAAGATCGGGTCGCTGATTGTGCTGGCCACCGGGGCTCTCGACGTCAACAACAACGACATCTTTCACCTCGAGGCGGACCTGGTGGTGCGGGCGATTGGAACGACCGGCTCCGTGGTCGCCAGTGGACTGCAGGCCCTGGGGGTGGAGGGAACAGTCGCGGCCAAGCCCGCCAAGCTGGCGGCCAGTGCCCTCGATACGACGGCCGCCCAGACTGTGGCAATCACAGCCACCTGGTCCGTGGCCAATGTGGGGAACCAGGTGCGACTGGATGTGTTTGACGTGGAACTGCTCCGGAAAGCCTGACCTGCTGTGGACCTGCAGCACCAAGGGGCCGCCTGGTTGACCGCGCAGCTGCAACAGTTTGCCAGTCGCCCGGTCACCTATCGGCGGGGAGAGAAATCGGTTGTGGTCCAGGCGACTGCCGCCCGGACCACGGGCGAAAGCACGGACACTCAGGGACTGCGGATCCAGACCGAGGTCCGGGACTGGTTGATCCCCACCAAGAGCCTGGTGTTGGGCGGGACTCCGATCCTGCCGGAGCGGGGGGATCGGATTGAGGAGCGGACGGACGAGGACGTCGTGGTGTTTGAGGTGGTGCCGGTGGGGAGCGAGCCTCCGTATCGGTACTGCGATCCATTCCGCACATTGCTGCGGATCCATGTTCGGGAGATTGACCGTGAGAATCTGTGATGGATGCCATGCTGATTCGGGTTGCCGACGCCGTCGTGCAGGTGCTGCAGACTGGTTCATTCCGTTGGCCATTCTCTGTGGAGCGATCCTATTTGCCGCGGCATTCGCCACAGCAGCTGAAAACCCGGACTGTGACCGTGGTGCCTGCCGGTTGGAGCAGCGAGCTGGCCTCCCGGAGAACCGTGCGACGGGACTGCCTGATCCACGTGGGGCTGCAGCAGAAACTGACCGACGAGTCGAACACCGAGATCGACTCCCTGGTCAGCTTGGGCCAGGAGCTCGAAGAGCACCTCCGCGGCCTGGGACGACTCCCCACTGTCGACGCCACGCTCGTCGCTGTCGAAGCCCTCGCGGCTCCCCTCGATACTGAGGATCTGGATCAGCGGCGGGTATTCACCACCGTCATGAGCCTCACCTTTCGGATCCTGGAATGATCCCGTTGTCGTTGAACCTGGCGAAAGGCTCGTTTTTCGATCGCCCCGCTGTTTTGACGGCGTTCTCGCGAGCGGAACGCCAGGTGCTGTCCCGGTTCGGGGCGTTTGTACGGACACGGGCCCGCAGCAGCATCCGTCGGCGACGGGGGACTTCCGTGCCCGGGGAGCCCCCCAACAGCCATGTGGGGCTGCTCAAGAACTTCATCTTCTTCGTGTTTGATCCCGCGCGGCGGAGCGTGCTCGTCGGCCCGGTTCGACTGAACCATACCTCCGGGACCGCTCCCGCCGTGCTCGAGTACCAAGGGACGACAGCCATCACTAAGGGGCGAAACCCCCGGTTGGTGCGGATTGCCGCCCGTCCTTACATGCGGCCCGCCCTGGCGAAAGAACTCCCCGGTCTGCCCGCGATGTGGGCCGATTCGGTCCGTCCTTCGTAAACCTACCCTGCCCATTGTGAGGCATGCCATGAATGGTCTCTGGCGACACCCGGAACTGGTGTTGGGGGTGATCCGGCGCTGGCTCCCTTACCCGGAGTATCGGGAGCTGGCGCTCGATGGTGACGTCGCCTTGTGGGAACCGACCAGCCTATACGGACACCTCATCGCCACGGCGACCGATGGGGCGTTCAGCCATTCCAGTGGCTTGGTCTGGCTCCACGATCGCCTGTGGTCGGCTGGCTACGAAGAACATTGCAACGGACATCTGGCTCCCTTGAGTGCGGAAGTCCGCCGGCACTCTGGACGCATCTCGGTGTTCCGTACCGTGCCGCCGTTGGATGACCACAAACGCAAGCATGTGGCCCGGCATCTGATCGGCGATCTGACCGGCGACTATGGCTGGAAGAACATTCGGCTGTTGACGCTCGGCCAACTGGTCGGCCTGCGGTGGTTCACCTGGGTGGGCCCATATCGCCACTGGATTCGACAACAGAGTCTGCGGGGCGATTCGACGATCTGCTCGCAGCATATTGCCCGCTCGTTTCAGCGTGGAGCTGGCATCCAGTTCGTGCACAAGTTCGACGCGGCGGTCAGCCCCAACGATCTGGCTCGATCTCCGTTGTTGACGTACCTCGGCACTCTCACCTGGCAGGAGGCACTGGACAACCATGTGGGTGTTTCCCCTGCGTAAGGTGTTCCTGTTGATCGTGGTGGGGCTGACCGCTCTGGCCGGTCCCGCACTGGCTCCCCCCACCTTGTCACTGGGAACGATCATTCGTCTTACGCCGTCAGTGCTGCGATTGCTCGGTCGGCTGCGACAGCTGGACCTTCCGGGCCGGTTCCGGGAGGCGAACTGGACTGGTCCCCGGCGTCAGGGCTCGTGCGTGCATGCGTCGCTGGTGCATTTGCTGCACGGTCAGGGACGCCACGACCTGGCGACCTGGTGGCGGGAGCACCATGCCGATGGCGAGACCCCGGACACCCTGGCCCGCCAGTTGGATGCCGCGGGCCTGGTGTATGCCGAGACCCGGACGGGGGAGGTGCAGTTTCTGGAATGGGCCATTCGTACTCGGCGGGGAGCGGCCGTGGTGGTCCAAGAGGGACGCCACATGGTGACGCTGGTCGGTCTCGATGCCCAGCACGCGCACATCCTCGACAGCAATGCTCCAGAGCGGATTCAGCTCTGGTCGCGGTCGAAGTTTCTCGCGGAATGGCAGGCCAGTGGTGGCTGGGCTCTCACGATTCTGGGCGTACCGGCCGCTCCCGCTCCCTGGTTGGTGCAAACTCAGGTTCCCGCAACATAAGGAGTTGTGACATGCGACAGATCGGTTTGACGGTGCTCATTTCCGCAGCGGTCGCCTTGGCAGTGCAGCTGTGGATTGCCCCGCATGTGCTGCCCGCGGAGGCGACACCGCCCCACGAGCGCGGCGCGGTGCTGGTGGATCCGATCGAAGAGCGTTCGCTCGACTTACCCGAAGATGCCCATACCTGGCACACCATCCTGCTGGTCCAGCCGAATTGGCGGGAGATTCCCGCTGAACGGCGGGTGGAGACCTTATTCCACAGTGAACCGCAACTGGTGTCGCTCAAGCACCAGACCCATTGGCACCTGATCACGACTGCCGATCCGGAGTTCGCCAAGTTTCGGTCGCTGGTCGACAGCACCCCGTGTCTCTTGGTTGAACGAGCCAATGGTCAGGTGATTTATCGGGGCTCGGGACACGATCTGGGCCACCGGCCACCGGAGTTGACGCGGTCCATTCGCCGTCAAGTGGAGCGTCACTGCCCCCGTGGGCGGTGCCTGCCGATCCATCCCCAACCACCGTTTGGACCGGATGACAACCGCCATCGAGGGGCGGACGACCGCGACGGGGAGGACGAGATTCCGCTGCTGTTTCGGGAGTCGGACGACGGCGCAGGCAGCAGTGACGCCGGGGGAGTGTGGGTTGCTCTGACCGCCGTGGGAGCCGCCCTTTCGGGGGTCGCGTATCAGTGGAAGAAATCCAGTTGAGGGGGGGACGTACTCCCCCAAGGTCGTATCGGTCCCGTTCTTGTGATTCCACCTCTTGGAGCCTGACTCATGGACCAGATTGACGTTCGTAACCCGCTTGTTTTGGGGGCCATTGGTGTGGCCATGTTTTTTGTGGGGCAGTTGCTGTTCAAAGGGGACAGCGCCATCGAAAACCGCCGCCGGGTCGCCACGCGTTTGGCGGGGCGTCTGCGGGAATTGGGGTTCACCCGCCTGCCCCCGATTCTCGAGGACTACGCGGTCGGCGATTACAGCGGCATGATCAGCAAGATTCGGGAAGTCGCGGATCTGCTGGGGGATGAACGCGAGCGGCAGTCGGAGTTCGAGCGGGTCTTCCAGCTCGTTTTGGAAGCCAAGATGCGGGATCCCGAAAAGCGGGAAGCCCTGCTCAAGACGGTCGATCGCTTGCGGGCTGTGCACGAGCGGCCCCCAGTGGTCGGAGGCATGCTGCCGCCTGTGGTGGCGGTCGCTCCAGGGACGGTCAGTCCTGTCCCGCCGTCGGCGTGAGTGAACGGAATCCGTCCTTCGAATCGAGGAGTGATCGCCGATGGGTGCCAAACTCGGCCTGGATGGCAAGCTGTATCGGAACACGGGAACCTTCGCCTCTCCCACCTGGGACGAGGTCAAGAATGTGCGGGACCTGACACTCAGTCTGGACGCGGGGGAAGCCTCCATGACCACCCGGGCCAACGCGGGCTGGGAAGCGGTGCTGGCCTCCCTCAAGAAGGCCAGTATCGAGTTCCAGATGGTCTGGGATTCAGCGGACACCGATGTCACGGCGTTTCGGGATGCGTTCCTGAACCGCAGCACCATTGAGTGTGCCGTCATGGACGGGGACATTGCCGTCGCCGGAAACCAGGGCCTGCGGGCCACGATGGCGGTGCTGAAGTTCGCCCGCAGCGAGGCTCTCGAGGAAGGGATGCTGATCGATATCACGATCAAGCCCGCCTACGCCGCCAATGCCCCCAGCTGGCACACCGCTCCCTAAAGGTTGGCACCATGCGCGAGATTCCTGTGCACTACGACCCGGTCCTGGGCTGGATCGCCGACGTTCCCCGGGCACTATCCACCACGATGCTGCAGCGGCTGGTGACATTCGTGCTCCAGGTCAACCAGCAGCGGGTGGTCGGGATGCCACCGGGAGACACGCGGCAGTTGATGGTCAGGCGGCTCGACGAACTGCGGCAGCGGGGCATTCAACAGCGGGTCCAGGGAACTCAGGGAATCGGCCTATTCGAGGCCACCCGCGGGACCGGCAAAGTGATCAGTCTGAGGAGTGAATGATGGCCGACACCTGGCATGCACAAAGTTCCGGCGTCACCTACGCCGCCAACAAGGCCATGATCGACGTGTTTAACGCGAACACGTCGGCCAAAACCATCCGGATCTACCGGATGTGGTTGTTCAACAACCAGACGACAGCCATCACCGGGGTGTTCAACAACCTGCGAATTCATCGACAGACGGTCGCTCCGACTGGGGGCACCACGCTCACTCCCGTCGCGCACAACACCGCCAATGCCGCGCTCGATGCGGGAACCTCTGTCGGGAATGGACGCACGGTGAGTGTGGGCTCGCAGTTTCGACAACTGCTGCATTCGCCGGACGAGCCCACCCTCTCGACGCTCGATTGGGACTCGATGCTGACACTGGTGCCTTACGCCGAGATCTGGAACTCAGGCTACGGCGACAGCAATGTGGAACCGCTCACCTGTCGGGCTGGTCAAAACGAGGGGATCGTGGTGGTCTCCGTCAACCAGACTGTGGGTCTGGCCGATGTCGAACTCGAATTCACGAACAGCTGATGCCTGCCGAAACCTTTCATTTTGGTTTTTCAGCCACTGCGGCCATCGCGGATCGGGCCCTGTGCTCACTGTTCAATGCCGAGGTGACCGATCTCCGTCGCGAGTTGGAACTGGTGCAACTGGAGGTTCGGGAAGTGCCGTTTCCCGCAGCGATGACAGGGGCGCTGGTCGGGACGGTCGAGGTGGTCCGGATCAGTGCGCAGTCCGGGGGCACATTGGTCACGCCCGTGGCCACCAATTCCGCAGCCACGCTGCCCCCGCAAATCAGCTGTCGGACCCAGGTCGACGCGATCGCGGTCTCGGGGGTGCTCCGGGCCTGTTGGTTGAACGAACCGGGGTTTGGCGGGGCGTCGGGGAGCCTCGCCACCTGGCTGCAAGGGGCGGGGGCCAAGAATCCCGGACAGCCGTGCCGCAACGTGGGGGTGGTGTGGCACGCCGGTCAGGGTTCCGTGTTGCAGTCGCTGGAACTGGCCGAAGGGGAAGGCATCGCGATCCGACCCAGTGTGACACCGCCGGCCCCCTTGGGCTGGCTGTGTGATTGTGAATTGGAAGTCGGCACGTCGTCGTGGGTCGTGCCCGCGGAACTGTCCCCCTCGGAGGGACATCAGGCTTGGATTACAGTGTTCAACGGGGTCGGCTCGGGAATAGTGCTCAAGATCCGGGCGATACAGGCCTCCACTCCGGGTTTCTATTCCTACGACAACGCCAACAGTGGAGTCGCCACGGAAAACTCGACTTTGCGATTGGTCCGAGTCCGACGCGCCACCGGGGGAACCTTGCTCAATCCACTGCCCGCCTCGACGAAGAACACGGTCCCCGCCACATTGCAGTTGCGGCGTGGTTCGCTGCGAAACGAATTGACCATCCAACTGGTCGAGGGACTCGATCCAGGCTCCGATCTGGGGTATCCAGCCGCCAATGGAGCGGCAGTCCGGCGACTCAATTGCTTGCGGAACGCGCGCCTGCGGGTGGCCTCCGTCGATGTCACAACGGGTTTCGCGGAGGGGAATTTCGCTCCCGCCCGGAGTTTGCGACAGGGCTGGGAGGTGGGGGCTGGCCTGCCCGTTGGTGGACTTCGTCTGCGTCCCCAAGAGGGGATTGCCTTGCTCGTCAATTCAACGTCGCCGCTTTGCAGTTACATCGTGGAGGGGACGATTTTGCACCAAGCCCCTCCGGCGAGTAGTGGGGGGAGCCGGCGGCCGGTCGCTCGAATCCTGGGGGCTTAACACGCATGTTCAAGAATGTCGCCAACCAGAAGATCGTGTTCTACGCCCACGATGTGGCCAGCAACGCTCCCAAGACAGGGGACGCGGCCAATCTGACGGCGTATGTCTCCAAGGATGGGGGAGCCCCGGTGGCCCTAAGCGACACCAGCGCCACGGAACTCGATCCCGTGTTGGCCAAGGGAGTTTATGCCTTCGATGTCACGGCCGCGGAAAGCAAAGGCGAGATCCTAGTGTTCTCCGCCAACAGCGCGACGGCCAATGTGCAGCTCGATCCGTTGATCGTGTGCACGGTCCCCGCGAATTTCACACTGTTGACGATCGACAGCAATGGCCGCCTCGACCTGGGACGTTGGCTCGGGACCATCCCGCTCCCCCTGACCAGCCAACGGGTGGATGCGACAGTGGGGGCCTTGCAGACGAATGTGGTGACGGCGACGGCCATCGCCAACGATGCGATCACGGCCAGCAAGATTGCGGATGGAGCGTTGACGGCCGCGAAATTCGCGGCCGGGGCGTTGGATGCGGTGTGGTCCGTGACAACCCGCACCCTCAGTGCGGCCGGCGTCCAAGCGATCTGGGATGTGCTGACATCGTCCCTGACCACCCTCGGCAGTCTGGGCAAGTTGCTTGTCGACAAACTGGCGGGGGTGAGCGGCCAGCTGGCCAGCCAGGCCGAGGTCACGGCGATCCAGAACAACACACGGGCCGTCATCTCGCTTCCCGAAGTGCTGGAGCGTCCAGACAGCGGGACGGCTCTCTACCGGATCGAATTGTTCCTGTACGACGAGGTGGGCAACATGGAGGTGCCGGATGCCGCGCCCACCCTGGTGCTCGTCAACCAGGCCGGAACCGACCTCTCCAATCGCCTGAGCAGCACCACGATGTCGCTGATCAGCACGGGACGCTACCGAGTGCTGTACACCGCGAGCGCGACGGATGCTCTGGAACAGCTCAACTGGACGTTCTCCGTGATCGAGGGGGGAGCCACCCGGGCTTACGGCCGGCAGAGCGTGATTGTCGACACGACGGCAGTCGATTTCACGGCGGCCGACCGGACGACCCTCCTGGCGATCGCCGGCAATGCCGACGTTCCTACCAGCACCCGCTTGGCCACAGCCGCCTACACCGCGCCAGACAACGTGAAAATCGCGGCGATTGCCAGCAATACGGATGTGCCGACCAGCTCGCGGTTGGCCACCGCGGCATATACGGCTCCCGACAATGTGGGCATCGCCATGATTGCTAGCAACACGGATGTGCCCATCAGCACCCGGTTAGCGACGACCGCGTACACGGCCCCTGACAACGCGGCGATTGCCACGATCGCCAGTAACACCGATGTCCCCACCAGCACGCGGCTGGCGACGGCCGGATACATGGCTCCCGACAACGCGACGATCGCCGCGATCCACACCAAGACTGCACAGTTGCCGGCTGACCCCGCCAGTACCACCGCTGTCCTGACCCGGGCTGCTCCGGGAGCGGCCATGACCCTCACAACCCCGGAGCGGGAGGCAGTCGCGGATGCCTGGCTGGACCGAGTCGATGGCATTGAAACCGGTGAGACCCCCCGGCAAACCCTCCGCTTGGTGCGGGCGGCCACCCTGGGGCAGTCGGATGGGTTTCCCGAGGGGCCGATCCACTTCCGAGACCGCGCCAACACCAAGAACCGGATCACCGCCCTGACCGACGCGCAGGGCAACCGCACGGCGATCGCCACCGATCCCACCTGACACCTTCCCGCTTCTCGCAGGCACCCCGCCATGTTTCCTGCTGGCTATTTCGGGCCCCGGTTCTTCCCGGCCCGCTACTGGCCGAAACCACTTCCCCCGCCCGATACCGGTTCCCCGCCAGCCGGGACCGGGTCCTTGCCAGTCCGGTTCGGGATCAGTTCGCTGGCCCGGCGGCACCTCACAAGTTCCGTTCCCCCGCGGTGTGGCGTGGGAACAGTCCCCCATCGCTGACGTCACTCTCCATGGCGGATTCTGTGCGAGCCACCCCCATTGTGATCATCCCCGGGGAAACCGCCCCCCTGGGATTCAACTTCACGGACCTGCTGAACCGGGGAGTCAATCCGGAGGCCGTCGTGGCGAGTGTGGTCTCAATCCAGGTGGTTCCGGCGGAGGAGTTGGCGTTCAGCAATGCCCAGCCCAATGCCACACCGTTTCGAGATGAGTTCGGACGGCTGGTCGCCGCGCAGCATGGGATCACGGCGATTCCGGGAGGAGCGGTGGCGGGGAAGAACTACGACGTCACCGTCACCATCGCGGACAGTGATGGCTCGATTCGCAAAGGCATTTTTCCCGTTTGGACCAGGAGTTGACCATGACGAGTTTTCGTGACACCGCCGGACGAACCTGGCAGATTTCGCTGACGATCGATGCCCTCAAACGGGTCAAGTCGCTGCTGCAGATCGACCTGACCGAGCCGTTGCAGGGGGAGCCGCCCCTGATGACCCGCCTGGCGATCGACGTGCTGCTCTTGTGCGATGTTCTGTTCGCGCTCATCAAGCCCCAGGCGGACGCCGCTGGAGTCAGTGATGAGGTCTTCGGAGCCAGTCTCGGGGGCGAGGCGATCCTCGCCGCACAAGAGGCCCTCACCCAGGAGTGGCTCGATTTTTTCCAGAACCTCCGCCGGACCCATCTGGTGACCGCGATTCAGAAGCAGCGGGATCTGGTGCAAGCCATCGTCGCGGCGGGGGAACAACGGCTGGCGCAGATCCAACCCGACCAAGCCGTGGCGGAACTGTTTGGCGGCTCATCTACCGCACCGCCGGTCTCGTCGGCATCGAGCCCGGCCCCCTGACGCTGCGGGAATTGCTCTGGATGGCGGATGGTCTCCGGGAGGAATGGTGGCAACACACCGCGCACCAGATGGCGCTCCTGGCGAACTGCCACCGCCAGGAAAAGCGGCGTTCGACCCCGTTCCGACCCGACGACTTCAACCCCCACCGCCGCCCCGCCCGGACGGCCGCTTGGCCGAAAGTGCCAATCCAAGTGCTCAAACAAGTCTTTGTGGACCAACGTGTGAGGTAAGCCATGGCAGCATCCGCGGGTGCCATCCGGGCCGGCAAGGCCTTCGTGGAAGTTTCGGCCGACAGCAATCCCCTGGTCCGGGGACTGCGGTTGGCGGAAGCCAAGCTGCGGGCTTTCGGTGCCAGTATTTCTGGGGTCGGTCGCCAACTGCTCATGGTCTCCGGAGTCTTCGCAGCCGGGGGCGTGGCGGGGATCGCCGCGACTGCCAAGGCGTTTGGCGACATGGGCGGGACACTGGTCGACCTGAGTGCCCGCACCGGGGTTTCAGTGGAGGCGCTGTCGGGCCTGGAGTTCGCCGCCTCCCAGACGGGAGCCGAACTGGGGACGATCGAGATTGGCCTCAAGAAGATGCAGGACACGCTGGTGCAGGCGGCCGCGGGTTCCCAGTCTGCCCAGACCGCTCTGGCCCGCCTGGGGGTGTCCGTGGCCGAACTGGCTCAACTGACTCCCGACCAGCAGTTCTCGCGGATCGCGGAGGCGATCAGCCGGATCCGCAATCCCGCGCTCCGCACCGCGTTCGCGCTCGACATCTTCGGCAAATCGGGGACGCAATTGCTCCCCCTGCTCAATGAGGGGGCCGCCGGTCTCGCGAAGTATCAGCAGCAGGCTGCCGATCTGGGGTTGGTCCTCGCCACCGAGGATGCCCAGGCGGCGGACGATTTCGGGGACTCGCTGGCTACGCTGTGGATGCAGATCAAGGCGGGAGCCTTCAGCCTGGGGGCCGCCCTGTTGCCAGAATTGCACAGCCTGGTGGAGATCGCCACCCGGGTGATCACCCGCACGGTGGATTGGGTCCGGATCAACAAAGCCTTCCTGGTGACTGTCGGCAAGATCGCCCTCGGAGTAGCCGCGGCAGGTGTGGCCCTGGTGATTGTCGAACAGGCCCTTCTGACGGTCGGTGCGGTGTTCGGGATGATCGCCGCGGCGTTGCCGGCAGTTGTCGGTCTGTTCGCGACGCTGGGTTCCGCAGTCGCGGCCCTGGCCACGCCCGTGGGGCTGGTCGCGGTTGGGGTCCTCGCCCTGGGGACCTATTTCGTGACGGCCACCGACACCGGGGTGGCCGCCGTGCAGTGGCTGCAGGAGGTGCTGGGGGATCTGTGGCAGGATGCCACTGCGGCCTTCGCGGGGATCCGGGATGCGCTGGTCACCGCCAACTTCGGCCTGGCGATGCGGATTGTGGGGCTGCTTCTGAAGCTCGAGTGGCAGAAGGCCCTGGGGTTTCTGGAACAGCAGTGGTTGGGGTTCCAGGAACTGTTCCTGTCGGTCTGGACGGACGCCACCTTCGGGTTGGCGGAACTGATGACCGCGGCCTGGGCCCTGATTCAGACCGGCTGGGAGGAGACGCTGGGATTTCTGACCGATGGCTGGACTGTGTTCACCAACTTCCTGATGGCGAACTGGGACACAGCGATCGGATTCATCCGCCAGGGGTGGGTGCTACTCCAGTCCCTGTTCGACGACGAGATCAACGTGGCGGCGGAGGTCGAGCGAATCAATCAAGAGGTCACCCAACAAGGAACCGATCGCCAGGCAGCCCAGGACGACCAGATCCGCCAACGGGAGCAGGCCCGCCAGGAGCGACTCCGACAGATTGGGGAGGACCGGCAAACTTCCCAGCAGGCTCTCCAAGACGCCAAACAGACAGCCACGGCGCAGCGGCAGGATCAAACCGCCGCGAATCGCCAGGGGATCGAACAGGAGGTGGCGGACGCGCGGGCAGCCCTGGCCGACTCGATCGCCGCCGCCGCCCAGCAACGTGCGGAGGCGGAACAAGGCCTGGGGCCCCGCCAACGCCGCCTCCGAAAGAATGCGGCGGGAGCGTCCGAGTTGGGCCTGTTGGGAGACCAGAAGGTGTCGACCCAGGGCTCCTTCAATGCCGCTGGGATCCGCGGTCTGGCCGGGGGGAACGCCGCCGACCGCACCGCCAAGGCGACTGAAGAGACCGCCAAGAACACCCAGCGGCTGTTGCGGAAAGCTGACCAGGGAAAGCTGCAGTTTGAGTGAGCCCAGCGCATGCCCATCACCGTCACCGAAAAGTGGGACAGTCGACCGACGAATGGCGGGGAGCAACCCTCGATCGAGTTGTGGTTCGTCATCGACGGGACCGACGACAACATGGCCGCGCACGCGGCGATGGTCGACTACTCCCCCGGCCTGTACCAGGGACTGATCCGGCAATCGACCCATGTGGAGCGGATCGCGGAGTACTCCTGGGAAGGCTCGGTCCGCTATGGCCTGACGGAGGCCAAACAGGCGGGGCAGTCCCAGTTCGTGTTCGACACCGGCGGCGGGACGCAGCATGTGACCCAGTCCCTGGCGAATGTCGGCCGCTACGGAGCCCCGGGGACGACCGCCCCGGACTTCCAGGGAGCGATCGGGGTCTCGGCCGACCAGGTCCACGGGGTCGACATCACCGTACCGGTGTACCACTTCTCCGAGACCAATTACTTCGAGGACGGCGTGGTGACGGGCCCCTACAAGGCCGCTCTGTTCGGTCTGACGGGAACGGTCAACAACGGGGCGTTCCGCGGGTTTGCGACGGGGGAGGTGCTGTTCCTGGGAGCGTCGGGTTCCAAACGGGGCCAGGAACCCTGGGAGATCTCCTTCAAGTTCGCCGCCAGTCCCAATGTGCCCAATCTGACCGTCGGGAACATCTCCGGAATCTCCAAGGGGGGCTGGGAATACCTCTGGGTGCGGTACAGCGACCAGGAAGACA